CACCCCTCCATGGTGGTTACATAGAGCGGTAAAGCACTATGCTCCACCTCCTGGCTTTTCAGCCAGAGCCCCCCAATTTAATAGGGGGGCACCCACCCGAGCTTGATGTTGAACGACTCGGGGCGTCCAGAACGCTCCAAATGTTTACTATCAGCAAACGGCTCATCACCGTGCTTAAGCAAACACTTGAGCAGAGCATCCTCACCCTCCAGAAGATCTGGAGGAGAAGGAGCATGAACCTTATAGGCCTTGACAAGGGGTCTATGTAGGTTAATGCACATTCGCTCTTCCTTATAAGGAAGAAACGAATGCCTGCCAATTGCCTGTGAAGTCTCTTCCACGATAGGAAAGGGTATTAGCCTTTGAATATCGTCGTCGAGAAACTTACACACGTCCCACCAACCAGCTTTATAGAACTGGTTCCTGGTGGATACGTATGAAAGTACTTCACGAGCGTCCCGAGGTGATGAAGGAGGATTACGACGGACTTTGACGATACTAACGTCAACCCCATCGTAGTACTCTTTACCACATGACTCTCTGAACTTCCCAGTCCAGAAAGACTTAGCGGTATTTACTTTCAGCCCAAAGGCTTCAAGTAAATCAACCACCTCACGCACGGTATCTACAGGAACGATAATATCGTCCCCGTAGACGCGCACTGAGCCCACAAGCTCCTTGAGGAACTTGCGGGTAACCGGTGTGCTACGCGCTCTGGATACACCCATAGCGACTATGGTAAAGAATACCATAGCCTCAACGGGGAAACAGAGAGCGGAACCCATAGACGCGAACTTGGTTAGGGGGATAACCCCATAGCCAGGTACGTCGGCATGCTGGGACCTACAGCTCTGCACAGCCTCATTACAGAGGCCATTGCGGAACATAAGATCCTTGACAAGCCAATTGGAGACACGGTCGCTAGCCTCAGATAAATCGAGGGTAGCGAGGTTCCCGTAAAGGGAGCCCTCCTTTGCCATGGAACGATTAGGTTCCTGGTCAGAGAAGCCTACCATCATTGAAAGGATGTCATCCCTTTCAATGAGGGTCCGTAGACGACGCCAAAGACCCTGTTGCACATATTGCATGTGGACAGGCTCGATAGCGATAATCCGCGGTGTCTTCAACGTTTTAGGCACGGAAACAACCCTAACGGGAATTTCCGCGTCGGGCTCAAGAATTGTAACACGCGAGGCGTCATAGTGGCGCCAGCTCGAAAAGAGGAATTCCCCATGAGGGAAGACTCTCTCGAGTCTAGATGTCCACAGCTTGCAGACATATTTCTGGTTACCAGAAATTTTCTGGGCTGTGGCTCCAGGACCGTGTTTGGGAACAATCTCACCACGATAAATGGAAAGATCCATCTCGTGGAGGATTGGCCACCAAATCTTGAATGCAACCCTTTTAAACTCATCTCTGAGTTCACTAGGGACATTCAAAGAAGCCAATTCTTGATCTGTCTTGACATACTGAGCAAAGGCGCGACTTACGCGTACATCCGTACACGGAAGCTCCACTTTACTAAACAGGTAACCAATCTGTCTAATAGAATGGATAGCGTCAATACTCGGTGTGTCAAGTAGCACACCAGAGTTCATATCGAACACCTGGGACGTGAAACCTTGCAAGAATGCAGGGAGACACGATCTCTTTCTGAAACTTTGAAAGAGATTTGGTCCAATGACAGCCAGCTCAAGACTTCTTTCGAAGTCCTTTGCGAACTGCGGAAGGGTTATCGTCAAAAACGAGAACCCTTCATGTTCGATACGAGTAAGGATAGTTTTAAAATCCTTACTGGTGCACGTGCAACATCGGTTCCCCGCTTCGCGAAGAACCCTGCGTAGTAGTAAGACATGGCTTTTCATTACTCCCTTTCAGGTAGTAATCCAAGTCCACAGTCTCGCCGCTACATCCATCTACTAAGACCCCATGCTGATGAAAAACATCAACATGCAGACGATAGTAAAGGAAAAGGAAAGTAGGATAATGAGGCAACAAAGCCCCAGAACCCTACGAACCAGCCTCCAACTCGAAAAATGATACTCAAGTAGAGAATCATCAACGAAGCCAGAGGAATCCTTCACTACGACTGAAGGCCAAGAATGGCCGTAGTCTTAGCCGCAGAAGACTCCGTCATGAGGGTGCAAAGCCCCACGACGGCCTTAGTCAGCTCAGTCTCCGTGAAACCCGTGACGGGCTCATCGATCGTCAAGATAATACTTGCCGAACGAGGAGCGTTAGTCGCGGGGAACAGCGGGTCCTGGATGACCTTCTGCAGATCGAGTCGAACCTGGTGGCGGTTTCGCTTCCCAAGGAAGTGAGAAACCTTCACCTTGATCGAACCGTCGGGGTTGGAAAACTCCCCCGACGTGGCGCCCATACCAATTCGCGGAAGCGAAGTGGTGACGCCATCGATAGTGATGGACTGAGGGTCGGCAAGTGCCATGGAAAACTAACTCCTACGTCTGCAGCAGTGTTGCTGCGGTGATCCAGACTCCTGTCTGGTGGGAACCTCCTTCTTAAATAAAGGGGGTATTAGGTTTCCTCTATGAGGACATACTCAGTATTTCCGAGTATGGACTAGGTCTCACTTCCTTCGGCTTATACCGAGGGCAGCGAGGATGGCTCCCTGCCGGGGTGTCAAACCCGACCAATCGAAGCCAAATCCAAAGGGAGTTGCCCTTCTCCTCGTTTTGACGCTTTCTTTAAACGTCTGACGAAGAGTTGTCATGCCTGGGTAGCTTTTAAAAGCAACCTTGTCTAGTTGATATGTCACACTAAGTGACACCTCTTCCATGACGTAGGCATAAGGCATTACTAGGCCATCAGACATAAATGCGGAAACGTTCTTGGCAATATCGCCAATATTCGTAACCCAGTCTGCGGCCCAGGACCAAGGCGTAAGTTCCCAAAGCACTTCAGGAGTAATCCTCCATCCCAATAGCTTATTAGCCATTGCGAGGTCACGCTCTATCGTCCCCCTCGGGGGCAGATAGTAAGTGAAAACTGCTTCAAGGTACTTTCGACGTTCAATACGTCCGTCGATTCTACGCCTACCGATATGTTTGGAACGGTCGATCAGACCTGACTCCCAGAGGTTAGCAGGATCATATCCTGTGCCCTCCCAGGAGTAAGGGGTCCATTCGGCATCCCAATCGTACCGGCGCCGTATTGGCTTTCCGGAGTCTTTCTCGTACTGATCTAGAACGCGATTTGCGTTCTTGACCATGTGAGCAAAACTACGGATATCTGAGATTAACGGTAGCCACCCGAATTGATAATTGAGATAGTCACTTCCCGCACCGCGGGCGCGACTAGCTCTATCTTTCCAGGTGGCAAGTCCGAATCTCGGAAGGCCTTCTCGGAGTTCACCGAGAAAAGCAGCCAAATTAAACATTGGATTCGTGGGAAGGACCCTGGAAATAGCAGTAGTCCCTTCGGAGTCTAGAGTAGACTGCGAAGAAGGAGTAGTGTATTCCCAGGGATAAAAGAAGTTGGTATTGGTAACGGTCCCTTTCTCAGCCCTAGGGGTGAGAAAGTGATGGGTCAAACCCAACGCAAAGGGATCACCAATTCCATACTCTGAGAAGTCCATTGAGCCTGTGCCCAATGAGCTATATTCAGAGAATTCTCTTGTCCAAACACGAAAGTCGCCGCCAATATCATTCGTGGTATTTAGGGCTTGCCAGCCCCAATGTCCCTCCGAATAATCTACAGCGGCGCTCCAATATTCGTCCACATTGTCCCATGACCACAATGGGTCATAGTCCGGCCAATTAATATCTGGCTGAAGCCAGATTTTCACCTTAGACGAGCTTCGATGAAGCTTGAACTTGGGGTGGCTTGGCGTATAGGACGGCACGGTTGGTCAACTTCCTATGGATGGGAAAAGTACCATGCTTAAGCTTGAGCTTAAGTTTAGGTACTGGTGTTGTGCAAGCACTGGGTGCCCCGGGAGGGGCA